CAGTAAGTTGTTTCTGAGTCCCAGACTTCAACTACGTAAATCTGCATCTTCTTCCTTTCGGTTAGCCCAAGCCTCTTCAAAGCCTTCCTCATGATAGCAGGTTTCATGATTTCCCCACATGCGTTTAAAGTAACTGTCATACATAGCTACTATATCTTCTGGATGCCAAGCGCGAGGAATTAAGTGGCCCTTGACAATCCAAAACATACGATTGCACTCTTTTTCAAAGTCGTACATTAGAACTCCTTTTCAATTTCTTTTGCCAAGCGATTTGCATACCACTCAATCTTTTTTGCATCTTGTAGTTTGTTGTCTTTTTTGCCAAGCCGCATCGAGTACTTGTAAATTTGCCCTAAGAGGTGCGCCTGTACACTAGTATGTCCTTCAAGTAGGTAGGCCATCAAGTCGATGTACTCCATACCGTCTGGATGCGCTCTCATGGTCTCTGCACTAAGCATTTTGTAGTGCTTGGGATTGATAATTGCGTCTTGTTGAGCTTCAGTCATTTTGTCAAAATCACCGTGAAAGTTAGTAGTAGCTTCAGGCTTAGAATGTCCGTAGTTTAACTTTAACTCCTCGTCAAAGTCCTCTTTAAACATGTCTTCAATATCCCAGTCGTCTTTTTCAGGGTATAAAGGTGCTTCCCGTGGGCCTTGATAAGAGATATCAAGCTTGTTTAGTTCTGTCATAGTATCAAAAGGTTCTTTAAGATAGACTTCGTCATAGTGGGGTTGAGGTGTTTGATCACTATTCATACCAAGTTGTGAGTTGTGAGTGTGAGTAAGTTTTGACCTATCAAGGTCAACGATATCAAATGTGCCAATGTTTGTCATGTACTCATCCTTTGCGATACGTTGTTCTATACGGTTATTTACTTCTTCTTGATACTTAATATAGGAAGAATGAACTTCCATCTGTTCTGTTCCTTGCAAGTCAAACGCAATATTTTCAGGGGTACGTACCCGAATTTTATTGAATGCCTTAGAATCATAGCTACAAAAATTATCTGACCAAGCACTTAATGCTTCTTGCCAGTTTTCAGTAACTAAGTCAGAGGTCCAGCCATAACCATCATTATCATTGTAAACTACTTCATACTTCATCCGATACCTTTCAAAAGTTGAACGTGTGATTTGAGGTGAGCCATGTTTTTAAAACCTAAGTTTTGTGCAGCTAACTGTTGTGCTTCATACCGCTCTCGACCAGCGTCATATTCAAGAATTGCTGCACTTTCTTCAAAGTCATCGTCTAGTTTTTCCCACGGCTCTCTCACTAAAGAATCTCCTTCCCACCAATCTTCTATTTGTGCTTTACTCAACATGTTAACCCCCCTTTTTAGTGTTCCAATTAAACCTATCTTTACCATCAAGGTTGCTTTCTGGTCTTAGTCGTTTTTCCAACTCTTTTGCTTCTTCTTTGCCTAAGTTTTCAGCGATAATTTTGATCTTTACTTCATGCCAGTAACGTCTTATAAACTCATTAACACGCCGAGGTTTTCTTGTAGACTCAACCGAAAAACACTCTCGATCTTCGATTCGATAACGCAGCTTAAGTCCGTTTATTTTAAGCTTAGTACGCCCTACATAACCTTGATGCCAACCTCTGTGTTTACCTGGAACGTGTATCCAATACAAGTTTTGAGTGCCATCTGTGTTACAATCTTTATACGCCTTAGTCATACAAGTAGTCATCATGAGGTTATACTCCTGCAAAAATTTGTGGTTTACTATCGGAAGGTTTGCACATAAACGTAACGCTTGCCTTCTTAATTGGAGTTTCGTTTGACTTGTCAACAAAACTTTTATATTTGTAGGGATTATAAGTTACTTGTGTAGTCATATCTAAATGACATATTTGTTGATAGTTCATTAAGGTGCCACGCACAAAGGCATGGACATTCTTTTGTCCTGTTTCTAAGACTTTTTTACGACCTGCTGGTTGTACAGCAAAAGTAACATCGGCTAAAGACACATAACGACGATGCCCGATTACTTTTCCCTTATGTCGAATAGAAAAAAGATGGCGATGCAAGTTATAGTAAACTTCTACTTTCATATCTCCCCCCACTCTTTTCTAATGTCATATTCATCATCGTTCCAACCAAGATCCTCGTAGTGAATATCTTCCCATACTATTTCTTCGTCTTCTTCTTCAAAATCTTCTGACTCGTCAAGACCTGTAAGACGAACAATCTCAACAGGTTCACATTTAAAGACTTGAACATCGAACCCCTTCTCTTGATGAAACTCGGCTTGTTCCATTGCAAGCTCTAAAGTTTCAAAGCCCTCGTATTCATGGCTTGGAACCATCTTTTTCCATTCATTATGGTAGTAAGACGCTATAACGTTAAAAGTAGTTTTATTCATCTTCAATCAACTCCTCAAACACTGTTAGCTTGTAGATTTCAGTTTCAAAACCATCTTTTCTAAGCTCTGCTGCTGCATCTACAGCCCAGTCAAGATTGCTATAAACCGTTACTTGGTCTTCATAGTAGTTTTCATTCCAAGCACGAACTTCATACATTTCTTCTCTAAAGTCAGACATTAGTAGTACTCCTCTACTGCTGTTAATACGTCAGACAGTTCATAGTGTTTTTCTGTAGCCATAGCTTCATAAAAAGGATGCACAAAGTCGTTTTCATCAGCCCACAAAATAATGATTTTATTTTTAGTGTGGGCAAACATTAATTCCATAGAAGTACCAGTACCTCTGCCAGACCCTCTACGCACATCAGCAACCACAATACGGCTATTGGCAATGTCTTGAAGGTCTTGTTTAAAGATTCGTTTACAGATGTTTGTAGTTTTTGTAATATCTTGTATGTGCTCCCCTAGTTGATCGTGGAAAGAAACACGCCGCGTAGGATCTAAACACTTGATACCAGAATCTTCCAGTTCAAACCTCATGTACTCACGCCAACCTTTCATATGGGTTTCACTACAGTCTTCCATTGGTCCTGCTAAGTATACATATTCTTTTGTCATAGATACTCTCCGTTTGCGTAAAAAAGGGGAATCCTTTGTAGGATCCCCCGCTGTTTCTTAGAACATGATTTCGTCATCAATTTCTTCGGAAAGGTCTTGGTTGTCAGCAACAGTGACAACTTTAGTATCAACCATTTCGAAGTCATCTTCTCTTGGTTTTGGAGTGTATTCGTGAAGTGTAGTAATCTGTAGTGCCATAAGCATAGTAGCAATACCTTTCTTACCACCTACATCGTAAGGATACTGGTATACACGAACATTAGCAATAGAACCATTACCGATCTTATTAACGTCTACTGGTGTTAAATCACCTTTAACTACTTGTACAGGGTTTTGGTCAGCCCCATCACGTTTCTTACTTTTTTTCTTCAATGTTGCTTTGTAAAAGATACCTTGATCATCATCATCGGTCTTTACATTGATGTTCATGTCCTTCCACTCTTTAGCTTGCTTTTTATCCCGTGTACGAATTTGAGTTTCCCACGTAGGGTTTTCTTTATCGAACCGATCGTTGGGACGAGCAGGGTCAAGTTTGCAGAAGAAGATTTCAACATTTTTAAGAATTGCCATTTGGTTTTTTCCTTTTGGATTTTTACATTTGTTTCATTTTTGATTGTAATAATAATCATTAGCGATCACTATTTTAACCTACGATTTCAACGAGATCGTCAATTTCAGAGTCGTACATTTCAAAGTAAAACTCATTTTCAGGGTTTTCATCGATAACCATTGCCCCGAAACCATCTTCAAAGATATCCATAATATAAGCAGAAAGCTCTGGAAGCTCTTCAAAGCTCTTTACATTTATAAAGTTTCCTACCTTAAGCAAAGGCAAAGTCTGACTTGAGGACTTCTGAGACATCAAGGTCTCCTTTCTTTGGAATTAAGTCTAAAGAGTCCATTTGATCTAGGACATACTCTAGAGGGTTTAAGTCATAAAGTTCTACAAACTTTTGTCTAACATGAACAAACATGTGGTTCATATTGCCAGCAGTACAGCCGAAAGAGTCGTGTACTACTGTAACAGGGTAGTCTGCATCGTGAACTGTCATAGCTAGGTGTACTGCGTCTAAGCTATGAACAATGTTAGGAGCCGCACCAGACTTTTGTTTAGAATAGTCTAAAGAAGAGTCCTCCCAAACTTGTATTTGGATTTGTAGCTCATCATCGCCGTACTTTAGTCTAGCTCGTTTAGAAGCTGCTTTGCGATACTTATGAACAAACGGGAAGTTAGTAATAGGCGTGTAGTAAGTAATTGGCCTTTCTTTTTCGTTTTCTCTTTCTGCCAACTGTTTAAACATTTTTAATAGTCTTGCTGGCCCATCTAACTCAGCATAACAAGTGTCATATACTAAGTGACCTAGTTTAACCCCCCAAGCTTCTTCTTTATCTCGGAGGTAGTCATTAATACTGCGAGTGTCTTCATTAACTTGTTCGCCCATGCCAAACTTTGTACCGCCATAGCCAAGAGTCATAACGTTGCGCTTAACACACTTTCTTTGGATTTTTCTGTCTTGTATAGCATTCCAGAAGATAGGCCAAAGCTTTCTACTTAAGTCATAGTTGTGGTTTTTAAACTCTCGCAAAGCTTGATAAGCAAGTTTATTTTTCTCAGTACCTTGAGGCCACTTTTCAGTTTCTCTTTTTAGTCTTATTATTTCCGCATAGAGTTTTTGAAACTCATCATATCCCTCTTTACCGAGATCATCAGAAAGATCAGCAATAGTCTCCCAAACTTTATCAGCGATGAACATATAGACATCACCAGGAATTTTAGAGGGTACTAAGTTAACAAGAGGGGCGACTTCAGAATCTTTAGACATTGCTGCAAGATGTTGTACTCCATTATTTGATCCATCGATATACACAGGTAAACACGATGGAAAGGTTTCTTGATCGTTACCGTCTTCACACCAATTACTTATTAAAGAAAGTTCGTGACAACAAGCTAAAAAGCACCAAGGCTTCTCTGCTTCCATCCATTTATTATGCTTGTGAAAGTCTTGAACATACGACATTAACTTATCAAAGTTTTCTGTAGTCCACAAGGCCCGTTCATCAAGGGGAACTTTATCGTTTCCCCACATGTTAGCCGTATGCACACATAACCAGTAAAAGCCGTTCTCTCCTAAAGGGGTTGCTTCGTCTAACAATAACAAACCCTTAGCATTGTCTGAAGACTGCTCATGTAAGTAAGCAGTGTTAGGGTAAATACGGCCTCTAAAGTCTACGTTGTAAAGGTGGTAAAAGGTGTTATTTAGGTTCCTCCCTGCTAGTTTTCCAATAGCTTCTGTCTCAATTAAAAGAGAAGCTTTCTTTTGGGGGTCAACTTCTTTTGCAAACTTAAATGGAGTCTTTTCAAGGTGCATACACTTTTGATAGATCTCAAAAATATTTTGGTTTATCCTCCATCCTGTGTTGTTTAGTTTGTTTAGTGTTTCTACAAGATAACTTAAGTCGGTTTTTTCTATAGCTAGCAATGCGTCTTTGTGAGCATTTCTAATAAGAGGCTTCCCCGTTTCATCGTGTAACATTTCGCTACCACTCCAACTACTACTTGGATCTTTTGTTGGAAACAAGTCAGAAACTTCTGTGTCTACTATAGTTATCATGTTTTGTAAAGATTCCCAGTCTTTTACTTTTAATTGATAAGTAGGATATTTAGAACGTTTGTTTTTAACTTTTAAGTGTTTACAGTAATAGCCTAGTATGTCTAACTCAAAGTAAGAGATAAGTACATACCAACCTGCTTGAACTGCTTTTATAGAGTCCCTTTCTAGTTTTAGCTTTTGCCTAATACGGCTTCCCATGTTAGCTATGATGTCTGTTAGTGAGGACTTCCTTTCTAAACCCTGCAATATATGAGGGTATGTAAACTCTATTAAAAACCTAGCATCAACTTCTTTAAGAAAGGCTGCTGAATTACGCCCCTCAAGAAATCTCTGACGATAAGCTAAGTCTTCAACAAGATTTTCTAATGTATTCATACTTAATTATTTCCTTACATCGGCTTTGTACAAAATAGTACCCATTGTCTTTAGGAACAGTATAACCTTAGTTTTTGTGTTTACCAGCTATAATAGCATAGATAACTACAGTAATAAATAATAAGGTTAACATGTTTAATAAGTCTCGAAAAAAATTTAAAGGGAAGGTGTCCCCCCGCTACCCCGAAGGGCAGCAGGGGAAAGGTTTTACTACCCGTCTAAGCGGGGGTTGTTTTGATCAGCCGTAGCCAGCCAGTTTTTTACTGACGTCACACAGCAACCATGTTCTTCGGCTGCAGTGTCAACTGGCATCCCGCCAAGGACTTTTCCTACAGTGACGAGGCGGTCACCATTGTGCCAGTTTTTGCTTCCTTCTTTGTGAGGAAGTCCATGCTTCAAGATAGAGTTGAAGCCGCGAGACATTTCTTCTACTTTTGGGAAATTTGAGAAATTTTTCATGTTGTAGTCCTTTTCATTTCAGGGATTTGTTTATCTTCTTCAACAACAGGGACATCAACGTAAGTATGCCCCCATTTCTTGTCAATCAACTTTACCAATGACTTAAAGCTGATATCTTTCTTTTTGTTCATTTTATGTCCTTGTAAAACAAATGTTTACCTACTTGAGTAAACGGGGTCTTTCCTTTAGCCCAGAAAGGCATAACATCAACAGTATGATAGTGAGTCACACCGTGGAACATATACATTTCTGGGTTTCTCATAATACTAAAGCTAGCACGAAGCATCGCTCTGTATAATTCTCTTTCGCTCTCCGAATGTCTTATCGGATCATTTGGATCATCAGGTTTCCCATCGTGAGTCCAGCTAAACTGTTTGTTTTGCCAAACCACGTCACAAACGTTATCAGGGTAGCGTTCACTCTGTACCCTGTTTAACGTAACGGTAGCCACGTAGAACTGCCCTAGACCAGACTCAGAACGAGCTTCGTAGAACATGTTCATAGCGAGGCATACCGCTGCCTCAAAAAAAGGAACCATCAGTCTTCTTTGTTTCCAAAAATTTTGTCAAGTTCCAGTGTCCACTCACGAACAAAAGAGCC